GTCCCAAAATAATTATTTATTAACACAAGTATCAATTTGGGAAAGTTGTACTATATTTGCGCTTTAATCCTATTTGATGAGGTGGTTTAACTTTTCGGGACAAAAGGAGAAAGTTAAAATGATCCAGCGCATGGATCAGGATTGGCAACAACCAATAGACCCTTCATCATTCTTCAAAGGTTACACCCCTGGATTCTCAGCGAAGTTCAATTCAGAAGCATTACTAAAGCTGTTTAATGAGGTAGGGGATGTTTATTCAATCATTGATAAGATCAGTTCTAAAGTTGCAGACCCTTGCGTTAACCATGTTCGCTATCTTGCAAATGGGAAAAAGAAAATACTTGGAGAAACAGATCAATTAAAAGCATTTCAACAGTTAAAGTTTAAGGAAATAGTCCAAACTTTCCTTATTCATGGAAATGTTCCAATATGGAAACTTCAAACGCCTGGATTCAATTACCCTTCAAAAGTTATTCAATTACCTTCTCAAAGGGTTTATGTGATTCCTGAAAAGCATATTGGATTAACCGGTGAACCTGTTTTAACAGCCGACCAGCGTTTTAATCCTGTTGTTTATTATCATTACTTACTTGCGGGCCAATATAAGGTTATTCCTATTGATGAAATAATCTACATCAAAGGAACTAACCCGACAATGACCGGCAGGGATTTTTACAATGGAATGTCCCCGCTTTACTCAGCTACCCGAAGCGTTGATATACTGGCAGGTATCTATGATACTATAAACACAATCACACAATACAGGGGTGCATTAGGATTTATCAAAAAGAATGTCCGTGCCGGGGTAGGTGCTATTGATCCATTGGCCGGGGCAACAGAGGGTAAAGAATGGACTAAGGAATATTTTGAAAAGTATGGAACTGCAAGGATAAACAGTAAAGGAGAAAGGCCTTACCCTATCGGGTTTACACCCTATGACTTATCATGGGTACGCATTGACACTCCTATATCTGATTTTATGCCGGTTGATTTAAGCCGTCAGCAGTTTGGAAGGCTTTGTAACCAATTTGGGATAAGCGATGTACTTTTCAATAATAACGAGGCTTCAACAGAAAGCAATGTAAAAGCAGCAGAAATAAGGGCTTATCAAGATTGTTATGTACCAACATCAAAACTTATCTTGGATCAGATAGCCGAAGGATTTGGAATGACTGCTACAAACGAATACTTTGAAAGTGACTGGAGCGAAGTTGCCTGTTTACAGGATGACATGCTGGCAATGTTTCAGGGAAAAGAAGCAGCACGAAAATATTATGAAGGATTGTATAATTCTGGATTTGCTACAAAGAATCAAGTCTTGGAGGGATTAGGACTGCCAACTGTTGCCGATCCTGAATACGACAAGTTAAAAGAACCTACACAAACAGCACCGAATAATGGAAACTCAGGAGTTCAGGCTTAAACATATTAAGCAGGAAATAATTGATTTGGATAAGGCCAAAGGTATTGTTACAACGTACATTAACACGTTTAACATTGTCGATGATTATAATGAGGTATCAATGCCGGGGTCTTTTAAAAAGACATTTAAAGAAAACCTGAATAAAATATATTGGCTTTATAACCACGATTGGGATGAGATGCCTGGGATTACACTCAAACTTTATGAAGATGCCAAAGGTGCAATTGCAGTAGGTCAAATCAATATGAAAAAGCAATTAGGAATGGACGTTTGGTCCGACTATATCCTATTTGCTGAAAACGGTAGGAGCCTTGAGCACTCAGTAAGGGTGCAGCCAATCAAATATACTATTGTTGATGAAACAATGTACATTCAGGAGCAGAAGTTACGGGAGTGGTCAACACTCACAAGGCCGGGGGCTAATGCCGAAACAGAAGTAATAAGCCTGAAACAGTCAGAAGATGAAATAAAACTACTTCGGGCCGCTTTGAAACTTGACTATTCAGACGAAAGACTAAAACAATTTGAAGAAAAATTAAATAGTATTGAAACACTTATGAGAGAAGCCGTTAAAAACACTTCTCAGATTAAGCCGGATCGAACAGAAATAATCAATTCACTAAACAAATTAAATCAATTATTCAATTAACAATTACTAAAATGAGAAAACTAAATGAATTACGTTCTAAAAAGCTCATGTATATGGCTTTTGGAATTATCGCACTGATATTCACTATCATGTGTACAGTGTCCGTTGAAAAAGCTGTATCAGGTACGGCTATTTGTGCTGCTTTTGTTATCGGGGGCGTATCTTATGAGGATGACAACGCAGGAATCGCAAAGGCTCTTGGAGATATTGCCGTTAAGTTTGACGAAAAGATCAAAGCAGCCGGGACAAAGGATGACATCGAAAAGATCAAAGCCGACTACATCAAAGATGTTAACGATTTAAAAGACCGGCCCACTAGGGAGGATTTAAAGGCCGCTGTTGATGACATTAACACCAAACTGAAGGCACAATGGGAAGAAGTTGTAAAGAAACTTTCTGAACAAAGTACACAGACTGAAAAGCCGAAAACATTCAGGGAAATTCTTAAACATGCTATCGAATCAAGTGATGCAGTTGAAAAAGCAACAGACGAGGACGGGAACGAAGTTTATAAATTCAAACGGCTGAAATCAGGTAAAGATGAGTTCTTTATTGAAAAAGCTGTTGATATGAACACGGCCAACTCTGTTCGTCCTGGTGCTACTCCTGGAGTAGCAATCGGTTATCTTACTGATTACGGAATGACACCGCAGGAACTTGCCCTTTCAATAGATCAGCATTTCCTTACAGCCGGTTTCCCTGTTCAGAATATTACTGATAAATATTTCGGTGTTGTTATCGAAGAAACCGAAAGCGATGGAGCAGCCGTAAAAGCCGAAACAGCAGTTGCCGGAGATTCTTCATTCCTTTGGAAAACTCTTGAATTTAAAGTATTTGACTTTGCTTCAAAATTCAGGGTACATCAGAACACTCTTGATGACATGAATAATGTTATGATGAGGATTCAGACGCTTGGAATTGACAGGCTGTTGCAGAAAATCGACTACTATACACTTGGATCGGCTGGTGATAATACCGCAACTCCTTATGGTCTTAAAAACACCGGGTACTTTACCGCTTATGATACGGCCCTTCGCGCTCACGAGGTAACAGCAGCAAACATTGTAAACGTAATAAAGAACGCTGTTTTGCAAGCCACATTGGTAAATCGCAATGTGAATGCCGTAATCATGCACCCATCGGACATTGCCGAAATTGAGGACTTGAAAGACCTTAACGCAAACACCGTTAACCTGTCAGGGCTCCGCCTGGATGCTACCGGAAAACTTGCTTATATCTATGGGCTTCGCGTTATCCGTAACAGTAAAATGACAACCAACACCGCTATTGTATGCGATCTTACCGAATCAGTTCAGTACGGTCAGCGTTCTGCTCTTGGTGTAAGGATTGGTTACGACCAAACAACCGACTTCTCAAAGAATATTGTAACTATTCAACTTGAAGGAAGGTTTGCAATTGGACTTGGAACACCGGCATCAATTATCTATATTTCGGACATTGCCGCTGCACAAACAGAATTAACAGTTCTTTAATATGAGAAATCCATCAAGAGCAATCAGGTTTCTTGAAGATTTTGGAAGCATAGCCAAAGGGATCGAAACCAACAAACTCGATCCCGTGCTATGCTCAAAGTTAGTAAAGAATAATGTTGCCGTATGGGTAACTCCTGAAACTGAAAAAGTGCAGAAAGCACCGAAAAACGAAAAGAAAAACATTCAAAGAAAACCTAAAAACGAGAAAAAGAAATGAAAAAGTTTATAATGTTTATTAGCCTGTTACTAATTGGTTTTGGATTACAGGCGCAATCACCGGGTAAATTAAATTTTACGCCGACAACAAATGACAGTATTGTCAATGCAGGAACAAAGTATTGTACACTATCAGCACCCATTACCGGGATGTATGCATATTCCATAAGCGTTTACCTTACGCATTCTCTTGGTTCGACAGATAGTACTCAAGTAACAATCGAAGGTAGTAATAACAATTCCGATTGGTATAAGCTGACCTACCTGGGTACTCCAATGTTAGCCGGGGGCGCTATTTATCGAACTGCCAGTGTAATGGCAAAAATAGGGACTACAAGCGGAGGGTGGTTATTTGTGCCTACCTGGTATATTACACCTGGCTATTTGCGTGTAAAGGTACATCACTATGCCACTGGGTCAGTTAAAATAACAAGGGCTAACATATTTCTACATAAGTAATCCAATGACAAACTTTACCGACGCCTCTTATTTTATAGCGGAAATAAACTTTCCTACGTCCGATTACGGTAATATGGACCTATTCATATCTCGTTATGAAAAAGAGGCGTTGATATTGTTACTTGGTTACGGTCAATGGAAGGAAATGACCGATGCTTACGAGGCTTCCATTTCACAGACTAATCCTGTTGATTTGCCTATGAAATGGAATGACCTGATTAACGGCAAGACGCTAACTATTAATGGCAAGGAATGGAGATGGGAAGGTTTTATCAATGATGACAAGATTAGCCCCATACCTTACTATGTTTTCTGCAAAAAGATAGCTTCAGAT